ATTCTCAGGCACATACATGTTCATATGATCGGTATTTAGGTTATATACTGATTTGAAATCATATATATTGAGTTTAACATTGATGAGTTCATCAATAGTATAGGTAAAAATATTTCCAGGTGGAAACTCAGTAATTTTAGTATTTTTATGACTCATACATCCCTTAATCTCAGAGGAGAATAGAAGTGTATCAATGGTATCTGGTGAATAATATAGAGGCCGAATACCAATTTCATCGCGGGCAACAATAACCTTTTTAAGATTCTTCAAACGATCAAACTCAAAGAGCATAAATGCGAATTCACCTTTCACATCTTCCTTGACAAATCTATTAAAATCATTATTTGTGTAAAACTTTGACATTGTCATATAAGCCTGGGGAATTACATAACAATCACTTTCTATGCCATTATTGCTGGCCGATAGATTATACTTGGTAGAAATCTCTTTGTAATTATAGATTTCACCATTACAGATGAAAATAACTGTGCGATTATCATCTTCCAAAATAAAGGGTTGATTTGAAGCAAAAGTATCATCAATGATGGCAAGGCGATGAAATCCGATTAGAACATTTTTATAAGATTCAAAGTATGAATTATCAGGACCGCGATGTTTCAAATTATAAAAATCTTGAAATAGCTCAGCCATTTTAAGATTTTTGCCTTTCAGGTTAATTAATGCCCATATTCCACACATCCTGATATCTTATTATAATTTCATAGTTTTTATTTAGGCTATTTATAAGTCTAAATCAAGTCTAAACAAAGCCCTTTAGAGACCTTTTATAGCCCTCTTATAGCCCTCTTAAATGTATCACTTTCAAGCAACTTATCCGCCTGTACTAAAGCACTTTCAACCCAGCACTGCTTTACTGCGAATGATTCACCGCACATAAATAAATTCGGCATTGATTTAGGACGCGGATGAAGCGATTTGTTACTTTCCTCTTCTACGTTGTAGGCCCCAGGAAGCCAGTAAGTACAACCATCGTACCACGGATGTTGTTTGAAGAAAATAGGGTCAGGGATATTTAGCTCAGGAAATAGTTTACGTATTTTTGTCATTACTATTTCTTTTACGTCATTATCACCATTATCATCTATATTCTGTTTAAACCACCACTTTGCGTCTAAACCATCAGTATATGAAATCATTACAATCCCTCTTTTTGGGTCAACTGGAATGATATATCTGATGCGAGAATTTGTTACAATCTTATTATATTTAGAAAACCAGGATACACCATTTTTAGTTGGAAATACTGCGTAAATACGTAGTAAGGGCATCATTGTTAGATGGCGTAGTACAGATAAAGTATTAACTCCCTCTATTTTAGTTAGTGCACTATGGTGTAGTGCGAGTACAACCGCTTTGCCTGTATAAGACGCCCTCTTATTAGTATTACGAATTCTACAACTAATAGTAACACTATTATCATGGTTACTAGCAACTTTATAGGCATTTAGATCAATTATAACTTTGCCACCGAGGCTTATAAATTCATCCATCATGGCATTGGTAAGAGATGAAAACCCCTCTTTTACAACTCCAAAACCGTTATTATCACCCATCTCTTTTTTAAAGGATTCCAAAGCTAAATCAGCGCGAAGTGTATGTATTTCAGAATAGTATGGAAATTGTTCATATAATTTCTTTGCTGCGACCAACCCAATAGTTTTATTAAGTAGTTCACTCAATGTATGAGTTGCTAAAATATCACAAGGCAATTCTTCAATTGGGCCAAAATAGAATTGGATTAAATCACTAAACTTATTTTCAGTAATTGCGGCCGTTTTTTCATTTATAAAACTAGATTCATTCCCAATTGGTATGAATGTTAGACCATAGTCTTTTAATAAGTGTAACACCTTTTTATGAGTTGTAGCAATTCTACCTGCGCCATTTTCCCATTGAACTTCTCCAACTTTGGGGATATTTTTCCTAAATGTAACTATGCGTCCACCAATATATCCATATTTTTCAAGAATACAGCAATTAATATCAGGATTAGTCTTTAATGCCTCAATACCAACCCGTAAACCAGCGATACCGCCGCCAACTATTATTAAATCATAGGATGACATACTAATAGTTATATTGATAAATAATTTATAAGTCTATGATCGCATATAACGAATAGTTCTTGATAATAGTTCACAAGATAATATACACATTATAAGTGTACTTGATAATAATACTATACCATCGGCTGATTCATGCGTTATATCAACATTAAAAAGATTTAATATAGGATATATAAGACCATTATTATTATCACTAATTAATTTAGACTCAACATCTGCAACAACACATCCACCTAGTATAAGATGTTGTAACCAAGTAATTCCCCAAAATGAATAATATACTAAGAATATAAAAAATGATGGTACAAATATATGAATTAAAAAATAGCTAATAATGCCAATATATATCACAAAATGATGAATAAATCTAATAATTTTACCAATAGACTTATTGTCTTTTTCCCAAAAAAATATTAATCTAAAAAGTTTTTCAAGTGTTTCACCTACTAGATTCCGTAACCATCTTTTTGTAGTATATTTGTTATCTACTTTAGGATTATCTACGTTAGGGATATCTACTTTAATATCATTTACTTTGGGATTATCTATTTTGATAATCTCTTCTTCCATTTTTATTGTAAAATGTTATTATTTAAATTAAATATACACATATATCGGAATATAAAGTATTATAACGTTATAATACTAACATAATGATGGCATTAAAACGTAAAAGCGATGAAATTGTAACACAAGACATATGTAAGAGATTTAGGACTGTCTTATCAACCGATGAAGACACTATTATAGCGAATTATATATCACTCATTGAAAAGGTTAATAAATTAGAGGATACAATCAATAAATTAAGAAAAGATACCAATATACTAGAAGATAAGTATAAAGAGCAAAGTCTAACTTTAAAGAAATATATGGATAAAAATGCGGAAATCTCTAAATTAGCCTCTGAAAGCAAGGATTTAATTATAAAAATGGAGCTACTTACTGATAAATGTAAAGCGGTTTTAGCCGAGAATGAAGTACTAAAAACAGATATTAAGTATTTAGAGAAGGCGTGTGATAAAAGCGCAGATTATTATCGTACATGTTTTACCTAGTTTTATAAATGATACAATCTTCCTAGAAGGATAATCATAGATGCGAAGAGGACAATTAGGATATCAGTAAGGTAAACAACTGGAAGATACAAGTCATATAGAAGAGGAAAACTCATCTTAACATTCTTCATCATATAGCTGCCCCTGAGCTCATATCCGCGCTGATGGTAATAGTCGCGGACACCAATTCCAGAGATAATCGCGATTTGGTCATACCGATACTGAATTGAGATCTTCTCAGCCATGCGTAGTAGCCGCTTACCAAGCCCAAAATGTTGCGCACCAGATTCATCCTTGTGTCCAACATTTTTAACACGACCATACACATGAAGCTCACGAATCATCGCGGTCTTCCCCTTTAGTTCAGGAATTATACTATTCTCAAGTGCGTTTCCAAGACGTAGCCGAACAAATCCTAGTAGTAGTGGCCTATTGGCACGAGGAATTTCCGCAGTAATATAGTATTCCTTGGAACCGCTGGCCATAAATGACCTCGTGATATATTGAATTTCCTTCTTATTATATTTCTCATTACTGACCTCACAGCACCGAATACACTGGCAGTAAACACCCTGTGCCTCCGCCTCCCTTGTAACAATTTGCGCCAGATTGGATTTAATAGATACACTAGTATATCCAATAAGGCCGTTTTTAGCTTCCTTAAAATCGCGCTGAATACGATTGACGCGTACCCAAGGCGGTGTAATGCTCTGCCTGTAAATTAGCACCCTCTTCAAATCGGCCGCATCAGGCGTTGCCTCGGCATATGGCTTCCATAGGCCGCTGGCCTTCCACTCCTTTACTTTAGTAAATTCTACGTCAAGACACGGATAGTCCTTCATATAATCAGGAATCAAATCTGGGCCTTGAAGAACTTCCTTGTAGCACTCCATATCACCCTCAGGCGTAGCACCAGGCAGATCAGCCATAATATGAATCTCCACCTTGAATCCATAATCCTTTAACAACTTAATCGCCCGCCTAGAATGCTTAACACCGTGTCCGCGATTTACCTTGCGAAGAAGGGCATCATCCGTGTGCTGAACACCTAGCTCAACACGTGTCACACTATAGCGACGGTACCGAATAATCTCGGCTTCATTGATTTCATCTGGTCGCGTCTCAATGCCGAGGCCGACAACATGAACCTTGGCGGTCACATTAATCGCATGTTCCTCCTCAATTGTCCCGCGCACTCTATCATCATCCTCATAGTAAGTATTGGCAGCGTAGTATAGATCACGAATGAATTCATCCGCGATGGCATGATCGTAGCAACTGAATGTACCACCGAGAACGCGAAATTCAAGCTTATCAATGGGATGACCGTTCTTCTCAAGCACATCTAACCGATTATATACTTGTTTAACAGTATCAAAGTCAACCACTGCCGCGCGCTTGAAAACATCCTCATTGCTAATGTAGGAGCGGGGCATTCCAGGCTCATTAGGGCAGAAGTGACAATTGTATTTACAGCTGAACTTACCAGGAGGAAGAGACACGCTTACATTTACAATACCACTCTCACTGCGAACGCTCTTGTTAATAAGGGCATTCCACAGATTTTCAATGTAGGGATAGGCCTCAGGATTCTTTTTAAGGAGTTCACGATAAATCATACCGATTTCGCGCTTCTTCGGCTGATGCTTGTATTTCTTAGAGAGTATGCGAAAACAGTAATTAAGTCCAGCATTGTCCTTGTACTTGGAGGGGTCCATCTTGATGATGTCTTTTAGAATAAGTTTAGATATGGGGGCATTTATAATAAATGGAGAGGCCTCAAGTTCTTCAATATCATCCTTTGAATCAGCCATTTGGATATTATCTGGAATCACATCGTCCATGTCAGTGAAAGACTGGATATCTGCCATTGTTTTATGATTGCTTTAACACACTCTATTTATAGCCGACGCGCATTTCAATTTTTTCCTCGCATATAATAAAAATAGTATTGGATTACTAGACACACATATTAGTTATTTGCTCTATTTCCATCCTCAATTATCTGAACCAATCCCCAACTCAGGTTATAAATTATATCAGTCCATACCTTCTTGTCAGACGCATTCTCCTTATTTATCTTAGCAGTCCTTATCGCAGATACAACATCAGTCCTATTAACACCAGGCCTTAATCCACATTTATGCCCATTATTATATTTTGCCCATACTAGTTCCTCAACAATCTCACTATACCCCATAGATGTAGCCATTAGGATAGCAGGCCCAACCTCTTCTTTATTAATGACATTATTCAGTAGAGTCTGTACATCTATAATATTATTCTCAATAACGGCTTCAATTAGTTTTTTCTCTAATATCGGCTGTGGTAAAGCCCAGGCGTATTTTACTTGGATATGATTCATTGTTACACACATATCTTTATATCTGCAGCGCATTTCAATTTTTTCCTCACAGGGTAATAAAAATAGCATTTAATAAGATAATTTTATTACAAAAATATACATAATATTCTATTTATTTAATTATTTAGCCTTGCCAAGCTTGGCGAGGCGGCGCCTTCGCTGGTTTAAGCAGTTCCGTCAACTTTTCTTCTCCCTTGGAATCCAGCATGTTGGTATTAGCGCCCGCAGCCAGCAGCACCTTCACAACATCTTTATGGCCCTTGAATACAGCCCACATCAGCGCAGTATCCCCATCTTCATCAGGGGCGTTCACATCTGCACCTTTTTCTAACAGTCTTTTCACCTCGGCAATATCATTATTCATTGAAGCAGTAATTAGATCAGGTGTGCCCCCCACTGTCTTTCTATTACGTCTAGTACGTCGTATAGTTTTATTTTTCACCCTTCTATTTTTTCTCCTTCTAGAACCACGATGTTTTACCATTCTATAATATATAGTCACATTTTATAATAATTAAAAATATAGTTATTTAGTATCCATCTAGCAAGTAATAAACTCCATCATATATCTATCTCCACCAAGTCTAATCTTAATTTTTAAATCCCCACCCATATCCAAATTAAGTTCCTTGCCCCAATTATTATAAAGTCGCGTACAGAAATGCCGCATACATTTAATACTTGGCCTTGCCTTACCTAATTTCATATGGCAGATATGTTCAAAGATTTTCAGCCAGTTACTTGCGTCTAATCTAGCTTTCACACCAATCGTAATATCTACACAGTTATCTTTAAAGCTATTATAAATTGGCTTATAAAGGACAATATCAAGTAGCTTATGTTGGCTTTCTATAGCTTCTGCGAATTCAATGATTTTATTATCAATGTTCTCACCAAACTGTTTAATAATCTCACCATGAAAATGCTCACGAAACTTTCCGCGATTAGACCAACTTGGTGTAGTATTCTTTAGATAAGGAATTGCTAGACGCTTACTAACTTCATATATATCATCCTTATTAGCTTCAAGAAGTGGCCGCATAAGTCGTATACCATGTTGTATTTCCTGAGCCTCCATCTTCTTCAAGTTATCCAGGTGGTGGCAGTGAGCGATATTGGTCCAAATATTCTCAACAACATCATCGCGGATATGTCCCAATAGAATGGATGAGTCACCAATAGCTCTATAAGTATAAAATCGCAAATTACGTGTCATATCTTCATAGAAGACTCTATCAATTTCCCCCCGCCGCAACCACTTAATTCTATATACAAATAGTGGAACGCCTAGTTTGTAGCAGAAATTCGCAAGAAAGCGGTATTCGTGCTCTGATTCCTGCCTATTTCCATATACAATGTGAACTGCGTTAACATCCGCTCCACTCTTTTTTAGTAGAAGAAGCATGACCATTGAATCCACGCCTCCACTTAGACTTACTGTAAGTGTTCTCCTGTGTAGTAGAAGAAGCTGACTTAGTTTATTTACACTAGGATTATCTAAATTCAGTGTCTGTTCAAACCATATATCTGAAAGGTATTCATCAGGATAGTATTCACAAATGAGTGACGCATCATATGATGACAGTGTATGACTGGAGATTATGTTAGCTTTAACGGTTTCAAAGGTGAAAGCCTTTTTATAGGTATCAATATAGAATCGCTGTAGATCAGGAAAGTCGCTGATATTCTTACCTTGATATCGTTCTTCTTGAAGCCATTCTCCATGAAGATAGTCAAATATGAAGTCATATTGATTAAGGTGTTTGAAGGGCATGAGTGCGAATACAATTTCAACTTCATCCATATTTTTTAACTCATCAAGGTGATGCTTAATGATATCAACAATAATATTGCGGCGCTTAGAAACTTCGGTCTCTGTAAGTAATCCAGCACGGGCAAAATGACGAGAGAATTGGTCAAGGTATATAATCTGTCCAATAAGATTCTCGTCGGTCCATATATAAGTCCAGAATCTATCACAAATGAGTTTATCAAATTCTTGTTGTTTGGATGGACGAGTGATCCAGTAAGATGAGCAGGTTTTCCAGAAATCAATAATATATGACATTTTCTTAGATTATGATAATCTAACTCCCCTATTTCAATTTTTACCACAGAGTAATAAAAATTAAAATATTTAAATATACTAATTTACTTTTCTAGACTTGCCACAATAGCCCGCTGTATCGCGGTATTGTCATCATCGCTATTAGTTTGTTCTCCCACCGTCCTTATCATATCTTGAATCCTATCAAGCTCATCAAGTATTTCATCTTTTGTTATAGTGGCGGCGCCGCCGCTATCAGAAGGCGGCGGTTTATATGTTATCTTGCCTACAATATCTTCATCAGAATCGTCGCTATCAGACCATACCCCTTCTAATACTCCTTCTACAACGGGTGGAACCAACACACTTTCATAATCTACAATAACATCCTTTTTCTTCTTCTTGACTTCGCTCGCAAAGTTCTTCGTTTTAACACCATAATATCCCCCATCCATATTAATATATGGCACAGAGTAGCAGTACGAAGTACTGACATTTCTTAGCGCATCATTAATCATTGTAATTAACGCCTGAATTTCAATATCAAGATTATTAATAAACTCCTCCGCAATTTTAAGAGGTAATAAGCTAAAGTTCCTAATAGTG